AGAAAGGTACAATATGGCTGTGTATTAAGAAAGTTATTTAAGAAACAAGATGAAATTAAAGTCGCACAATTATCGGGATTTGTCTCTGATAAAACGTCTTACCACCATGGTGAAGCATCATTACAAGGAACGATTATTGGCATGGCTCAAAACTTTGTAGGATCCAACAACTTAAATATGTTACACCCATCAGGACAGTTTGGCACAAGACTTCTTGGTGGTAAAGATGCAGCATCTGCCAGATACATCTTTACATACTTAGCAGAATGGAATCGTTTAATCTTTAGACCAGAAGATGAACCAATCCTGACATATTTAAATGATGACGGAACACCAATTGAACCAGAATATTATGTACCGATTATTCCGATGGTTTTAGTAAATGGTGCTCAAGGTATTGGAACTGGTTTCTCAACAACTATTCTCCAATATAATCCATTACAAATCATAGATAATATATTTTTAATGATGGATAATAAATCTGTTAAAGAAATGTATCCATGGTATCGTGGATTTAAAGGTAAAGTTGAGAAAGCAGATAATGGATTTAATCTGAAGGGTATTTATAAGGTAGAAAAGGATACAAGCAAGGTAATCATTTCTGAATTACCTGTTGGTACATGGACAACTGTGTATAAGGAATATTTAGATAAACTTGAGGAGGATAAAATCATCAAGGGATATCGTGATAAAAATACAGATGAGTCAGTATATTTTGAGATTCAATTTACAGATGATAACTTATTTGATTTAATAGAGAAGAAGAAGTTGGAGAGTGTATTGAAGATAGTTAATAAAGAAACAATTACGAATATGCATAGCTTTAATAAGCGTAGTGTAATTAAAAAGTACGAAACAATCTATGATATTCTTCGTGAATTCTATGATGTAAGATTAGAGTATTACAAGAAGAGAAAACAACATCAAATAGATGAACTCAATAGAGAATTAGATGTATTAGAATGGAAGATGAAATTCATTCGTGGAGTGATTGATAACAAAATAATTGTGAATAATCAGACGAAGGATAAGATTGTGGAACAATTAGTTAAATTAGAATTTCCTAAATTATCAGAAAATAAGTCATATGATTATCTATTACATATGCCGATCTATTCATTAAGTAAAGAAAAGATAGATGAATTACAGAAGAAGATAGATGAATTAGAAGAAGAACTTGCAAAAATTGAAGCAATGAGTGAGATCGCAAGATGGAAATTAGAACTTGGAGAACTCAAAAAATGTATTGAGAAGATTTTCAAGGAATAAATTATTTTATAAAAACAAAGAATTAATAAATTAATTTTTTGTTTTTTCCCAATCTCAGGGATTCTCGCGTCTTCTATCGCGAGATGCCGGCAAATCCCAGCGCCTTGCAGGCTGACGAGAACTTCTCGATCTTCGTGTCGATGACGTCTTGGCATGTCTTGTCCTCGCAGACGAGATAGCCGATGTTATTCATCATCGCGTTCATCGAGGAGATGCTGGGACCTGCATAGTAGCAGGTGAGCACAGTGACGACCTTGCCGTCGGGCAGTAGGTCGCCCTTGTTGGCCTTGCAGACCTGGCACGTGAGCTTCGTGCAGACTAGGTTTCGCGGCGCGTAGGTGCGCATGTTCTCCTTGTGCTCGTCGGTGGTTACGACGGGCTCCGAGGCGAGCTCGATGATCTTGGTATTTGCGACTTCAACGGCGGCCATTTTGGCTGTAGTGAAGGTAGATGAGGAAGTAGAGGGTTAGAGGCTTGCTTGAGGTTGGAGAGATTTAAAGACTTAATGAGATGTATATAGAATAAAAATTTCAATTTTTTTAGATTCATTTATGAATATCAAAAAATTAGAATGAAGTTTCAATTTTTTTAGATTCATTTATGAATATCAAAAAATTAGAATGAAGTTCCAATTTTTTTATCTCTCCAAACATTATGGAATATAATGTTAGTATATTTACTTTAATAGTTCAATTATTCGTTGTTATACTTATGTTTTACAAATATGGTTATGATTTCTTCTATCCAAGACAAGTAATTGGAATAGCCTATCTTGACACTCCAACAATTAAAGGAACAGTTCACTTTTATGAAAATCTTACATCCAATACAGTTCTTGTAGATATAAATCTATCAGGATTACCCCCAAGCTCTAAACTTGGTTTCCATATTCATGAAGCAGGTGATTTAAGTGATGGATGTAAATCCGCATGTGCTCATTTCAATCCTTATAAAACAACTCATGGGGGTAAAGATTCAACAGTTAGACATGTTGGAGATTTGGGTAATATTATAACAGATGCAAAAGGAGTATGTAAAACAAAATTTGAAGATCATATGATTAAATTAAGAGGTGACGACTTAAGTATAATTGGTAGATCAATTGTTATTCATGAAAAAACAGATGATCTAGGAAAAGGTGGAGATACTGAATCTCTTAAAACAGGTAATGCTGGTAAAAGAATAGCATGTGCTGTAATTGGATATAGTAAAAAGATGTGTAAGGCCTAGAATTCACATTTATATTTTTCCAATATATTTGTTTTATTAAATTGAATAGAATTTTTAGAAAATTCTTTATGCTTTTCTAAACTAGTTTCTGGGATATGACCGATGCCGTTAGTCTTATTATCAAGTAACATAGAAAAGATACCTATTATAATAGTTCTCATTCTCCACAAAGGATTCCATTCTCCTTCGTGATAAGTTGAAATATTATAACAAATTTTGGTGTTGATTTCAAACCGTCCATTTGGAGTTAACCATTTGAAATCTGGAGCTTTAAAAGGATATCCTTCATGTAATTTTATGTGTAAGATAAATTCACCTCCAACAAAACGTGGATCATCTATATTATGATACAAAATATACCAATCCATCATGTTAGAATCAGATACAGAAATTTTAAAATTTTTATCTACATTTTTTTTAATTTCTTCAATTTCTTTTACAATACGCCCTGTATTTGTTGCCATAGAATATTAATTATATACATATATTATTAATTTCTTTTTAAATTGATCATTTGCTTAAAAACATATATATAATTAAAATATGTATGATATAATATTTTGTATATTTGGATGTGATACAATTCCAAAATATAAAAATGAAATACTAAAAATCAATGAAACGTGGGGAAAAATTGCATTACAATATAATATTAAATTATTATATTTTTTAGGTGAAGAAAAGACTGATTTAGTAGGAGAACAATATGTTCATTTACCAAATGTTTCAAATGATCATTTTTCTGCTTCAGATAAACAAAATCTTGGTTTAAAATATATTCGTGATAATTATGATACAAAGTTTGTTTATATATGTGGAACAGATACATATGTAAACATCAAAAAATTATTATTATATCTTAAAAATTTTAACCACAATGATAATTTATATATTGGGGGTCATGGATATCATAAAGAATTTAGTAAATATATTTTTTATCACCATGATGGGGGAGCGGGTATTATTTTATCACTTGGATGTTTAAAAAAAATTTATTATATGTTAGAGGATATGTTTAATGAATGGAAACTTGTATGTCATATGAATCATCGAAATGATGCAATTGTTGGATGTGATTTAGCATTAGGTTATTTTGTACAATTAGAACACATAAATTCAAAAATAATAAAAAATGATGAAGCATTTTTTAGATGTAATTATAAAGGATATTCACCATTAAATCAAGAGGGTTCATGTTGTGTAAAATATACAAAACCAATTGAATATCAATGGGGAGTTAGTGAGGGAAGGTGTCCAATTAAATTAGAAAATATAATTGCATGTCATAATATGAGTTTATCAAATTTTGATGAGTTTACTAAAATATTAGAAGATAATAATTATTTTGTAGCTGTTGATGTAGGTGTTACTGTAGGTGTTACTGTTTTAACAGGTATATTTGCAACATTAGGTAAAATATTTCCCCCAACAGGAGATGCTGGAGTAACTGATACAACTTGAACTTGGGGTTGAACAGCATTTGGTTGGCATGAAGGAGAATCTATATTAATTTTGAAGAAATCACTGTTTAAGCAAAAGTTTTTAAAATTAATTTTAACATTGTACATATGACTATAAGAATAGATTAAGTATAGTATTGATGCAATTACAAATGCCATTAATAAAAATGCTTGGTTACCTGAAAAAAAATTTAAAAAATATGCGATCATATAATATATTTATATAAATTTTATTTTTTATTTTGTTTCAATAGATATATCAACTGTTGAATTAAATTTAAATTTATTTTTCTTAGGAGCTGGTGGTTTTAAAGTTAAGAAGTCTACAATTTTTTTAAAAATTTTAGGTTGATACATTGATAGATATGCATATGTAAAAAATAAAAATACTAAAAATAACATAAATCCAATAAATGGTTTACTTGTTATAATTCCATAATAATCAACACCAATAATAAATGTTAAAATTGATACGATTACAGGAACAACAATTGTCATTACTTGATTTAAGATTGGTTTTGCAATTTCAATTATTGATTTTAGTACTTCTACAATTTGTGAAATAATACCTTTGATAAAACCTAAATAATCCATATAAAATTAGTTATATAATTAGTTAGATAATTAAATATAAAAAAATAAATATAATATAAAAATGAACATTTTTATATTATGTGCAGGAAAGGGAACAAGGTTTGAATCCATATATCCCAAACCATTAAACTTAATAAACGGAAAACCGATGATTTATCATACAATTAAATCACTTAATTTAGAAAAAGTTCAAGATTATAATTTGTATATAATCTATAATAAAAAATTAGAGAATTGTAATTTTAAACAAATCTTAATTAACATGTTTCCATCTATAAAATTTAATTTTATTTTATTAGATTATTTTACTCGTGGAGCATCTGAAAGTGCATATATTGGATTAAATCAAATATATAATGAAATAGATGATAAAAATATAATTTTTATAGATAATGATACAATTTATCCTGAAGAAACATATGAATATTTAAATAAACAACATGATAGTAATTTTATATTAACAAATTTCAACAATGAAAAAGAAGCATTATATTCATATTGTAGTATCAACAACGATAATTACATTATAAATATAAAAGAAAAAGATAAGATTAGTGATATAATATGTATAGGATGTTATGGATTTAAAAACAAGAAAGAATTTAATGATGTTTTCTTAGAAATATTAGAAAATAATGATAAAAGTAGGAATGAATTTTATATGTCTCTCATCTATAATTATTTAATTAAAAATAATAAACCAATATTAAATATAACTATTAATAAAACAGTTAGTTTAGGAACTCCTCAACAATTAATAAAGACGAACGTAATTTCAAAATTACGTTATGTATTTGATTTAGATAATACACTTGTAACATATCCAGAAGTTCACGGTGATTATACTACAGTTAAACCTATTTCAAAGATGATTAATTTAGCAAGAAAGTTAAAAAATGATGGTCATACAATTATTATATATACTGCTAGAAGGATGGCAACTCATAAAAGTAATATTGGAGCAGTTATTAAAGATATTGGAAGAATAACATTCGATACACTTGAAAAATTTGATATTCCTTATGATGAATTAATATTTGGAAAACCAATAGGAGATATTTATATTGATGATCGAGCATATAATCCTTATGATGAGCGTATTTATAAGTTGTTGGGTGAATATCAATTAATAAATGATGATATTGATAATAAAATAGATAATAACAAATACAATGATATTAAATGTATTGATGAAAGAATTATAAAGAGTATTGATTTAGAAATAGGAAAAGGGGAATTATTTTATTATGAAAATATGAAATGTCTTAACGAGTGTATAAAATATTTTGTGAAGTATTATGGATATAAGATTAATAGTAATATAGAATTAAAATTAGA